ATGAACTTGCGGACCTCAGTCGATCCGTCGGCCTTGACGACCTGGAAGAACTGGGCGTCGGGGTTGCAGGGATTGTCGACGAGGCTGACCTCGCAGGGATTGACGGTGTAGCGCATCGCGCCGGTGGCCTCGTCGCGCCATTTCTTGCCGACGTAGGAGCCGCCGATGGAGAAGCCCGAGTACACGCCCTCGAGCACCTTGTTCCACTCGGCGTCGTCCACGACCTTGCCGCAGATGTCGATGGCCTTCGACTCGTCGTCGAAGTCCATCGTGGTCACCTTGCCGGCAGCGATGGGCTGGTGCATGGCGCGGAGGTTGCCGAGGCTGACGCCGTCGGTTGCCTTGGCGATGCCCGTGGACCACTTCTCGAAGTACGGCTTTGAGGTCTCGTAGTCCATGATCTCGTTGGCCTTGTCGACGGCCTCCGAGGTCATGTTGCCGTAGACGAGGCGGTTCTCGACATCGACCTTCGTGATCGGGATCACGATGCGGGGTTCGCGGCGGGTCTTGGTCACTCGTCATCCTCCAGAACGACCGGGGTCGTGGCACACTCGCAGTTCGGGTGCGCCGGGGTGTTCATGTGGCCCGACTGGAACGCCTGCTCCAGAGGGATCGTCCCCTGCGCGGCGTTGGCCACGCAGACATCGCACGGGGCGTGCCCCAGGAGCCACTCCTTGCCGAGGCTGACCCCCGTCTGCGCCGCCACCCGATACCCGGCCATCGCTCCCTCGGAGTTGGCCATGGCGACCTCGGTCCGGACCACCATCTCCGCGCGCTCAGCGGAGAAGGCGTAGCTGTCCTGGAGAGCCTCCAGGATGGCGTCCGAGCCGAGGTTCTGCTCGAGTGCATCGACGATTGTGCCCCGGATCATATTACGGGTAGACTGGTTAATGGACCACCTCGGGTCGGGGTTCTCGACCAGAGTCCCGTCGTCCAGGCGGCGCATGCCGATCAGCTCGGCCGACCGATCGCGGGCGTACACCACGGCCCGATCGTTCACCTGATCGACGAGATCCTCGGTCCGCTCCACGCCGACCTGAGCCAGAGCGAGGCGGCCGGAGTCGCCCGCAAGCTCAGCGATGTCCTCAGCGATGGCGTCCGTGATTGTCTCGAGCACGGACAGATCGACCTGATTGGCGATCATCTGGCCCGTCACGGCGGCCCCCAGCTCCGTCTCGTCGGCCTTGACCAGCTGGCGAAGCTGCGGTGCAATCTGGGCGACGACGTCATCGCCGAGATCACGGAGGCAGGCGCGCACCTTCCGGCGCATGGAGGCGCGGAGCCGCCGGGCCAGATTGCGCTCAGTGCTCGGCGTGGCCTTGGCGACAGAGGACGGGGCAGCAGCCTTGGCCGCGCCCTCGTCCTCGCCCTCCGCCCCAGCCGCACCAGCGGAGCTCTTGTCCTTCTTGCCGCCTCCAGGACCGCCCTCAGGATCATCGTCGCCCTCGGGCGGAGTGATGGTGCCGTCCGGGTTCATGCCCGGGAAGGCGTCCATGTTCTCCTGCTTCAGGCGAATGGCCTCCTGATTGTCCAGCGGGAACAGCTGGGCTCCGACCATCAGGATGTTGGCCTCAGGGCTCGGATCGGGCTCCAGGCCGAGCTCAGCGCGGGCCTCGTTCCGCGTCATGAGACCCTCCCTGACGTAGGCGGTCAGGATCTCGCACTGGACCTTCGGGTCGAGCTCCTTCTGGTCAACCCACGTGAACTCGAGGTCCTCGATGCCGAGGATGTCGAGTAGGATCGTGTCGACCAGCTCCTTCACCCACGCCATCACGGGCGCGAGGCCCTCGACGAGTGCGTTGTCCTGGGCCGTCTGGGCGGTGGCCTTGTTGACCTCCTTCACGAGAGCCTGGTGGCTGACGCCGAAGCAATAGCAGATGACGCGCGCCAGCCACTCCTCGGCCCCGCCGAAGATCTCGGCCTCCTTGGTCGGCACATAGCTCTTGGCGACCTCGCCCGGCACGAACCGAGCCGAGCGCCGGGCCGCCGTGTTGCCGGTCAGGATGTTGTCGAACCACTCCTGGAACTGACGGATCTGGTCGGGCGTCCAGGTGCTCGGAACACCGATCAGGCTGTCCGGCAGGTTGCCGTCAGTGAAGTACGACAGCTGCCAGAGCTGACGCTGGAGCGCGATCTTCACCGTCATGATGATCTGCTCGACCGGCGAGTAGCCGTAGTGCTTGTGCACCCGCACGTTGCGCGGACGATAGAGCAGATCCTGGGTGCTGTAGTTGACGGTGGGCAGGCCCTTGAGGATCTGCTGGTAGGCCGCCGCCGGGGCCTCGGGCGTCCGGCCCCAGTTGTCGATCACGCGCTTGATGGTCGCGCCGTCCAGCTGCTCCAGGGCCCAGATGTCGCCGCCCACGGTCCGCCGGACGTAGATGGAGGCGGCGTCGGTGACCAGCATCTCCTCGACCAGCGACTTCAGCCACGTGCCCCAGAAGTGCTCGCGATCGGGCCGGAGCAGGATCTTCTTGGTCTCGTCGCAGCGCCTCTTGAGCTCCGTGCCCTCCTCCACCTTCGCCGTCTTGTCGCGCGGCGCAATCGCCCACGGCATGTTGGCGATCTGGTCCTTCCGCGTCTCGATCACGATCCGCAGCAGATCATGCCCGTCAGCGAGAGCACGGAGCTGCTCGAAGGTGACGCCCTCGTCCTGGCGCGGGCGCTGGCGGAGATTCCAGCCCGGCGCGTAGTCAAGGCGGCGACCAGCCACCGAGGGATCGGCCTGCGGGGCCATCGGCTCGAGGGCCGGAAAGAAGAACCCGACGTTCGCGCCAGAGCTGCCCTGCTCGGGCATGGGCTGACTGTGGAGCTCGAGCGGCACGACGCGCCCGCCGCCCGCCCGCGCCCGGTCGGAGGAGGCGCTCTTGAAGATGTCGAGGGCACGCTGGAAGATGCTCATGCGCAGCCCTCCGACTCGCTGAGGATGAGGGAGGCGAGAGGAAGCCCACGGGCCACCTCACGTCCGGCGGCGCGGGCGAACGTGGCCCACTCGATCAGGGACTCGGCCACGCGAACGGCCGAGTCAGGCTGCAGGGCCGCCATGGTCGGACCAAGGCGAAGAGTGACACGAGCCTCCCCCGACCCCGGCACGATGTTCGCCCCAATGGCAATCTCGAGATCAGCCACGACGAAGCCTCCCCTGCGACATGGCCTGCTCGATCCGCTGGCGCGCGACCTCGCGCTCCTGGTCGGTGAGAGGAACCGGAGGGAAGGCGTCACGGAGACCGGCACCGATGCCGAGCTTGCCGGCGTCACCCTGAGCGGGCATGCTGAGCTTGTTCACGCGGCGGCCTCCTGTGGAGAGTGCAGGACGTATCCAGCACCAGTGAGCGGGGGGACGTCCGACTTGTGCACCCACATCAGCCCGTCGCTGTCGATGGTGTACTTGTTCCCGAGTGCGCCGAAGGCAGTAGTGACATTGGGCGGAGGGACGAGGGCAATCTTGTCGCCGTGGGCAGCTGAGAAGCCCATGCCGCCCTTCGCAGAGGCCACAGCCTCAGCATGTCGGCTGTTCTCCTGGCGATAGTAGTCCTGAACATTCGTGCCCATGTCCTCGCTCAGCATGACCGAGGTGACCCCCCAGACGAGGGCGTCCATGCGGTCGGGGCTGTAGCCCATCCTCTTCCGGTCGAAGCCGCGCGTGAACTCGCACATCTGGTCCTCGAGCTTGGCGTGGCAGCCCACGTGGCTGACCCGCCTCTGCTCGTAGAGGGCGGAGACCGGCTCGGCCCGCGTCTCCTTGCCCCGGCTCGCCCAGACGGCGCGCGTGGCGACGAAGTCCATGTCGCGCTCCCCGTCGGCCCGGAGCGAGGCAGCTGCGGTCACGACGAGGTGACGAACCATCTCGCCGCCCTGGTTCGCCTCGTACACCACGCAGTCGGCCTTCCAGTGATCGTAGGCGCGGATGATCGCCTTGCCGATCTCGCCCATGGACTCGCTCAGCGAGCAGTCAGCGAGAACGTAGCCGCGACCGTCGGACCCGAGGCCGACCACCACGACGCCCCACTCGTCGCCCGTGTCCTTCATGGCGTCGTCCTCGCCCAGCCCGCCCGAGGCCGGGTCGACGGCCACCACGACGTGGACGAGGTCGACGATGCGACCGTCGGAGAGGAGGATCTGGCCCCGACTCGGGAGCACGCAGGCGATGCGTGTCTCGTCGATGACGGCTCGCTGCCACAGGGCGTTGGGGTTGTCGCTCAGGATCTCGGCGTTCAGCTCCTGGCGTCCCAGCCGGGTGCCCTCGTACCGCTTGAGGATCGTGCTGAGGAAGATCTTCGGAAGGTTCTCGGC